TGATTAACAACCTTTATTTAAAATCGCAACTCTTAATCACAGAAACAGACACAGAAACAAGCCCAGATTATGCCCGGTTTATCGCCTCATTGATGCTGAAAGATGTGTTAATATGCAATTCCGTTAGTTTGCATGATAAGTTCGCAGGGATGCAAAGCAACGTGAAATCCATCAAACAAAAAACGGTCGCCGCAGTCGTGAAAGAGTTTATTGCGAGCGACTTATTCATTAAAAGGAGCACCATTATCCAGCTCTTAATAAACGTAGACAATTTTGAAAACCAATATTTGGCGTATTTGTTATACGACCTGCTATCCAATGATGTTAACGGGCTGGTGGATACGCAGGAGCAGACCGCGATGTTTGACAGTTTCACGTGGAATATTAAGTCATACTTCCGCGACGCCATGAAGAATACCATCAAATACACAACGGAACTATCCAACTTTGACACCGGAAAAATTCCGTTGGAGCAGCAGATATGCCTGCTAAAGGCGAACGAGCATGTGAAGGAGAAGGCGATGCAAAAGCTGAAAGAGATTAAAGCCAAGTCGGAGGATACTGGATCCAAAGCGCGACAATATTTGGACGGTCTGCTCAAAATTCCGTTCAATATTTATAAGAAGGAGCCCATCCTGCTGTCTATCCAGGAAATGTGCGGACAGTTTAAAATAATCCGCGACACTTATGCCACGCTTTATCCAAACGCCGACCTAACCATTCCGTATAAAGAGAAATACACTAGCATGGAGTTGATTAAATATACGAATGATATCAAACGCATCTCACGGGTGGGAAACGACAAGCTTATCGCAAAGCTGGCGAAAAAGCCCAAGGCATCATTGTTGGATGCGGCACATAACATTAACGCATTTATTAGTCATCATGGCATTAATATGGCCGCATTACCCATCACACAACAAGATAAACCGGGTTTACTCGCCAGCATTACCGCATTTTTAAATGCGTGTCCCGCCGCACACATCTTTGGCCTGAATGTCCTTCTTTTAGACACCATTCTGGAAGGCGTGCCGTTTAGCGCGGCAGTGGCGACGTCCGTGTCATTAAAAATGATGAAAGATATTGTGCATGTGGATGAGAAGTTCTTGGGAATTCGCAAATATTTAGGCAGCGTGAAACACACGCTAGACGAAGCCATACACGGCCATGACAAGGCGAAACAACAGATTGAACGGATCATATGTCAGTGGATTAATGGGGAGCAAGATGGGCATTGTTTTGGGTTTGAAGGTCCGCCGGGGGTGGGGAAAACGTCGCTCGCGAAATATGGACTGTCGCAGTGTTTAAAGGACGAACATGGTATTAGCCGGCCGTTTTCCATGATACAAATTGGCGGGGATAGCAATGGCAGCTCGCTGCATGGACACAATTATACCTATGTCGGGTCCAACTGGGGGTCCATTGTGCAAATACTGATGGACAAAAAATGCATGAACCCGATTATATTTATTGATGAGGTGGACAAAATCAGCAAGACGGAGCAGGGGCGCGAAATTGTCGGCATTTTGACGCACATGCTGGACACCACGCAGAACGACTGTTTTCAGGACAAATACTTTAGCGGCATTGACCTGGACTTGTCCAAGACGCTCTTCATATTATCGTATAACGACGTGGATGCGATTGATAAAGTGCTGCTGGATAGAATACATAGGATAAAGTTTTATAATCTGTCGTTAGAAGACAAGCTGGTGATATGTAAGAAACACATATTGCCCGATATTTATAAAAAGATGGGGCTAGAAGATATAATTTGCATTGAGGATGCGGTGATGAGGTTCATCATTGAGGAATACACGTGCGAGCCAGGGGTGCGCAAATTGAAAGAGCTGCTATTTGAAATCGTGGGCGAACTCAATAAAATGGTGCTAACTACCATGACGTCATCGGATGACGCGCATGGCATTCCAATCACGTTGACTAAAGAGATGATTAAAATGAATTATTTGAAAGACCGTAATGAAATCATTTGCACGATGGTGCATAGTGAGCCGATTGTAGGCACCATTAACGGCATGTATGCCACTGGTGGTGGCACAGGCGGGATTATTCCCATTCAATCGTGCTTCATGCCGGGGACCAAGTTTTTAGACCTGACGCTGACCGGGATGCAAGGCGCAGTGATGAAGGAGAGCATGACGGTGGCGCTAACATTGGCGTGGTCGTTAACGACCCCTGAAACACAGACTGAATTAAAAGATAAATATGGTGGCAAAAATATTCAGAGCATTCACGTGCATTGTCCGGAAGGTGCCACGCCAAAAGATGGTCCGTCCGCGGGAGGCGCGATTACATGTGCGCTATATAGTTTGCTGAATAATAAGAAGATACGTAACGATGTGGCGATGACAGGCGAGATATCGCTGAATGGGCGTATTAGCGCGATTGGAGGTCTGGATTTGAAAATATATGGAAGCATTCGCGCGGGGGTGAAGACGATTATTTATCCGGCGGACAACCATAAGGATTATTTGAATTTCATTGAAAAATATGAGGGGAATGAGATGTTACATGGGGTAACCTTTCATAAAGTCGCGCATATTAGCGAGGTGTTCGCAGTTGCATTGGAATAATAATTATCTGTAACATAGGTTTAGCGCATTTTGCGGGGATTTTATATTTTTCATTGTGCAACCGGCGTTCAAATTGTGCATTACAATGTAATATATTATTAAGTTTTTTAATAAAGGAATAATATATTATGTCTAGTCTAAACAAAGTCGAAATGCCAAAAATACAACAAATTAATGGAGTGTTGGAGAAGTTGAGTTTATATTCGCCGCTGATTGTCGTGACAGGTGTCTTTATGTCGGCGGTGTTTTCGTCTAACCTGTCTAAAGGTCTTACTTATTTAATGATTGCAATTATGGCAGTGCTATTAAGGCACACCGCGATGAACCCGTATAATTTTGTGAAGTCTTTAACAGAAGGGTCCGTTATGACAGGTCCGCAAACAGGAGGAAGAAAAAAAATGCGCAATATGACAGGAGGAGGCATTGGTGATTGTGACATGGGTATAGGCAAGTATGGGGATGATTCAACACTTGGTCTTTTCATATTATCTTTTACAATGTTCTACATTTGCACACCGATGTTTATAATCAATAGCATCAATTGGTATGTATTGGTGTTATTCATATTTTACATTGTTGCGGATTATTATGCAAAGATGTCTAACCAATGTTATGCGGGCAAAGCGGTGACTATATTCGCGAATGTGTTGTCGGGTGTCACAATAGGGGCAATCGCGAGTTTGCTAATATATACGTATCAAAATGATTGGTCAATGATTAATGTGACCTCTAGTAATAAGCAGGTGTGTAGCGTGACTGCGGAGCAAACATTTAAATGCGGAGTATATAAAAATGGAGAGCTGATTGCGTCGACTGGTAGATAAATCTTTGTTAAAAACTTATTCAAAGCTTCCATGATTTGCAATCATCCATTGTGTGAAGTGTTTTACTAGCTGGGTTCGGTGAAAGCTTTCCGCGAGTTGTTTCATATTCCCGCGCGTGTTGTATGCGATGGTGAAGTTTTTGAATACGACGATTAGATTTAATGATTTATATTTAGTTAACAATGCGTTATCAAATTGTGGTTTTTTTTTGCGCGTATTGACATTGGTGTGAAAAGTGAATAATACACTCCTCAAAATGTCTTTACTTGTGATTACTGCGGGTTTGATTTTGCTTAAAAATTGTGAGGCATGCGCGGAGCAATCGGGGCAAGGAAGCGTTTTACATATTTGAACGATAAAGCTGTAGATTTGTGGGCCTAGTTCTGCAAACTTTTCTTCCTTTATTTTTTCTGCGAGGCAATGAAATAAGGTCCAAATGGGTGGTCCCCAAACTTCTGGTGTCATTATTATAATAGGTATAATAAATTATTTATTATTATAAATAATAATAAAAACATAAAGATAATTTGTGATTATAGATAATGGATGATTGCGCTAAAAAATATTTCGTGGAGGAGAACATTAATTTTTTTGCCGAATTAAAAAAATCAATAGGAAATTCATCCGTAGGA